AACTCACCATTAATAGAAAACAATTTAATCATTTCTGATCTTGATATTCCGTACCTGTCTGCTTTGGCATCTATTAAAGCCAAATCTTTTTGATCAACTTTAATATTAATTTGGTGTACTACACTTCCCTTTGCCATCTTGACTTCCTATAATTTGTAATACACTTATTATACATTAGAGAGTTTAGATTACAGTTTGCAAACACCATCTTCACAATCATCATCATTTGCAGAAATAATGTATTCATCATTCCTAAGTGTTGGGGCCAGGACTGGTAATCTTCCTAAGTTAGCACAAGTAAATTGCCACAGTAAATTTTCATAGGTTCTTAACTTACATCTTTCAGTATATTTATCGTAAGCATCTTGAAATTTAAGATTGAGGATTTTAGCTCTCTTGCCATAATCTTCTGATAATTTCTGCACAATTTCCTCTCTACTAATTTCCATCTTTATCCCCTATTCTTTTGTATTTAAATTTGATACATGGCTTATCGCTATATATCTTTCTGGCAGAAATTTCTACAATTTGTCGATCATCTACATAAACTACTTCATTTAACGAATCTAGGATTGCTTTAAGATAATTATCTACATCTGCGTTATTATCACAATAACGTCCATTCTTCAATTCTTTTTTCTTTTTAGACCAAGACTTAGGCATACCAATATAAAAGCCTATATCCACCCCCAGTAACCCTTCAAATGGAGTTAAATCTAACTCACTTGTTAGTGCTATCATGTCTAGCTTAAATTGGGTGTACTTCTTTGGGTAGTATGTTGACCAACGAGTAACTCTTGGTCTAGAGGCAGGAACTGGATTTATATCAAACTGTAGTAGTTCAAAATTGTTCCCCATACTCTTCGCCCCTTAAAATATCTAAATCTGTTACTACTTGTGATAAAAAAAATCTTATTTCAATATCTCTTGGGGTGTCTTCTTCTCTAGCTAATTCTAAAGCGTATTTAATATGTTCTGTTATTTCGTCTAACTTCTGAAACCTTTGTGCTTTTGTATTATATAGTGACATAACCTATCATAACATACTGTCGATTTGTATTTGTATGTTTTCAATAGCCTTTCTTAAATCTTGTATTTGCCCCTCACCTTTGTTAGCATTTTTATATCTATACCTTACAAGATATTTAACTGCATTTCCTATAGCCCAAGTCATGTCTTGGTCGACAATAAAAGTTTTAGCTTCTATTTTTCCTTGAGTATAGTGTGAGGGGTTTTTTATAAAATCGTTATCCACCAACCCATCCCATGAATAATGCTACTACTACAATTCCAAGAAAAATCGTTAGTGATCTATTCTTTAGAACTGTGTCTACAACTTCCATTAACTTATCCATTATCTCTCTCCAATAACTTCCAAACAATAACAGATGCAATTAAACCTACAAGTCCAGCACTTCCTAATGCCCAAACTATATTAATTATTTCACCAATTATGTTGCCACCTAAGAAAGCCACTTTGCTTCCAAAGACAATTTGTAAAATAATCCCTAAACTTACTAATCTTATACCTACATCAATTGAACCATCTGCTATCTTTTTTATTTTGTCTAGCATTACTTCTCCTTTCCTTAGTTATAACAAGATAGGGTACTGAATTAAGACTTGGGAAACTATTGGAGCAGTAAAACCCAAGTTGTAAGCACTTAATGTAATACACATACTCGTAAGTATAATATATTTACACGGTACCCTATCTTCTTATAACTTTATTTTTGTATATAGGATTATACTCCATGATTTGTAAATTCCCCATGTAGTTTTTCTCGTGCTTTACGAATAGCAAATTCTGCTTCTTTAAGGGTTGTAAAATTCCCTATATGAATTTCTTTCTTTTTAAGTTTTATCCTTGCCCTCCATTTTTGTGATTGTTTATTCCACGAAACACCTTTAACTCCAGAAGTATTCTTAGAGGATAATATTGTATTGTGTTGATTCTGATTTTTTGTAGCCTTACGAAGATTATCAATATTATTATTTGTTTTATCACCATCTATATGATCTAAAGTTTTAGGTATTTTTCCATGTACATATAACCAAATTAATCGGTGTTCCCTGTATTGTCTGTAATCAACTCTAAATATTTTATACCCAGTATGGTGAACACCTGCACCCCTACCATTAACTTTCCGTATTAAACCTTTATCAGTAAGTTCAAATAGTTCTTTTAATCTTTCTTGTGTTACATGCTTTATTTTACCTGTCATAAATATTTACCTCCATATCTTGAAATTTAGAATATTGTCCATGAAACTCACACTTGACAAAACCTATCTGGCCCATCCTGTTTTTAGATACTATTAACTCTGCTAATCCTTTATCTTCAGAATCTGGATCATAGTATTCATCTCTGTAAACCATAATAATAATATCGGCATCTTGCTCAATCTCGCCAGATGCTCTTAAATCACTCATGAACGGTCTTTTATTCTCTCTCTGCTCAACATTCCTACTAAGCTGCGACAGTAGTATTATGGGTATTCCTAGTTCTTTAGAAAGATACTTTAACTCTCTAGTAATGTTGCCAAGTTCGGAGATCTCCCGACCCTTATCATACTTCATTATCTGCAAGTAGTCTATTACAATCATGTCAACCTTCTTCTCACTATTAAGTTGTCTTGATTTGGACACTATGTCGTTTATTGCCATACCACCTTTATCAATAATAGTTAGATTCTGATTGCCAATGTCTGCAAGTTCTTTATAAAACAAACCTTCTTCAGTATCAGACATATTACCATTATCTATTTTAGATAGGTTAATTGATGAGTGAGAGGAGGCTAATTTGAGCATTAACTGAATTTGACCCATCTCAAGAGAGTAAAAAATTACATTTTTAGTCTTTGACACTTCGTCTGCAATGTTAAGTGCCAAAGTTGATTTACCCATACTAGGCCTTCCTGCTAAGACAGTTAATGTTTCTGGTCTAAATCCTGTTATTAAGGCATCTAGAGATTTAAAGCCACTAGATAAACCAACACTACCAAAGGTTAGGTTCTCTAGGTAGTCAACAGTCTTACCCACAATAGCTTTAACAGAACTTTCATCTTTATCTTCAAGCTCTAGTTGTAGGTTTTGTATTTCAGAAACAGTTTCTTGGTAGTTGTCGTAAGCAATATCTTTCTTTAAACTCTCAATCTCGTTTTTAATTCTGCACTCTCGTATATGAGTAGCATACGTTTCTATATTTTTAGTACTCTTGGAGCCTTCTGTTAAATTTGCTAAATCTTGGAAATCAACTGCCCAAGATCTATCGTTAGGTTGATGATCATTATTAATATAATCTCTCACAGTTATAGCATCAATAGGTTTTTTGTTTTTCTTCATATTAAAGATACACCTAAAGATATATCCTAACTTTTGATTAACAAAGTCTGACTCTGTTAATCTAGTAGCCATCACTCTATCGACACAAGGATCTAATAATAAGCCACCAATAACTGCCTCTTCAGAGGTAATTGATTCTAGTGGATATCTCATAGCCACCACTCCAAAGGATAGTAAGCATCAAGCCAAAAATAAATTGATATACTTGCAAAAGTGTTTATTACAAGTACAGACAAAAATATTAAATATGCAAAAGTTTTCATATATTTTCCTATTGGTTTAATTTTAGACTCAGACTCTTCAAGTCTTTTCTGTATCTTTTGGTACTTTGTACCATACTGTAAAGTATTAATCATTTTAGTACGCTCTTGATTCTATTACTTCATAAACAAATTGAGAGTCATCATTTAAATGTTCCATTTCCTCATCAACTAATTCTGTTCCATCATGCCATATAGCAGAAATTATAAAGCTATCACAAAAGTCTGGATAATCATTAAAGTTAATATGTACATCATCAACATCCAGTAAGGCGGTATTAATTTTCGTCTTTTCTTTATTAAGATACTTATCTTTATCAGTTAATATTCTCATGATTTCCTCCAATCAAATTCTTCACCATATGGCTTATGTAAATTCTTTGCTTTGATGTCAAACATTTCCCATTGCCTTTGATTAATAAAGGTCTGAAAATGTGGGATGTATTTTTTCTCACTACCAAAATCTAAATGTAGTCTATTAAGTATTGGCAATACATCTCGCCAATCTTTTTGACGAATAAAGTTATCCATCTCGGTAAGTAATCCTCGTTTCTTACCTTTATAATTATCTCTAAAGATATCAAACTCAATCAACTCTTCATCAGTTGGTCGCACAACAACTTTCTTAGCCTCGACTTCATGTGGTTTGGCACAATGTGGGCATATTACTAGCATAGTATTCTCCTATATCGTTTTTAAAACTAACTTAATCATTGGATCTGTCATCCATTCTTTTGGATCTAACAAATTATCTGGCGATACAAATCTATCTTCTCTTTTTGCTTGTGATCTAACTGGCCTAAAAACTTTTTCTGGATCTGTATGTGCTTTTAATCTTGCTCGAACACAGGAATTAGTAGCGTTTGGAATTTTAACAACAACCATCTTAACAGTCCATTTAGATCCATCGTCTAACGTATAAACGCGTGAAATTTTTCTTTCCCAACCATCTAACATGTTATCAACATGCTCCTCCCCATCAATCATTATGATGGGGGTATTGGCATTAATACTTAAAATGGCACGTCATCCTCTTGCCCATCACTACCTAGATCACCTAATGGTCTATCGTTATTAGGTTTAGGAATGTTAGGCATGTCAGATTGCTTTTGGACTTGAAATCTTAGTACAGGTGCTTTAGGATTGTCGCTTGAATTCCTCCAAGCAGAAATATTAAAATCTTCACCCGAAACATTTAAAGTACCTTTGTATTGAGGTGCATTAGGATTTTCATTATCGTTCTTCCATATTGCACCTTTATTGGTATTATCATAATCACTCATAGTCTTTCCTTTTATTATAAAAGGGGAACTTATGGCATCCCCAGACTCCAGACTTATTTTTTAACCTAACGACCTAGGAAACACTTGGCCGAATAACATTGGAAAGTCAACCCCTGCTAATTCTCTAACTCGTCATTAACTGTAATCTGAATAGATGTGCCATTCATTATTACAGGGTTTAACATTGATAAATTATCTACAGTTGCAGTTCCTTCATTAAACACGCAAATTCTATCTCTGTTAACTTCAATTAATTTTGCAAGATCTTCTAAAGGTAAAAAGTTTGCAAGTTCAAAAAAATGTTCACGCTCATTATCTTCAGTCTTGCTCATGCTCAGCTCCTCGTAAAACTTTTTTAACTACAGAACTGGTTAAAAAATCATCACCAAATTCGTGCATCCCAACATCCAAAACTGCAACCCAAGGTGAGTTAGGATTCTCTGATTCACGCTCTTGCATGTCAGTCATAATTGCTTCAGCCCTTGCCAGTCCACAGTTAGGACTCTTTAATTCCTCTATTAGCCTATTAACCTCTATGCCAGTTTGTTGGCTGCGAGTAGGTGCTTTAAAGGATTCAGATTCATCTTCCCCCATGTGTCCTAGCTCGTACAGACCTGCGAGCTTGAGCACTGCTCTGGACATAGCGCGTTTTTCACAAATTTCCATCACATACCAAGATATGGTATTACCCTCACCACCTTTACCTCTTTTAGCAGAGCCAAAAGTTTCAATCTTAGCTTCACCCATAGTTCCATATGCTTTAACACATGAGAAGTCTGGCTCACACTTGATGACTTCATATTTGACACTAATGTTAGCACCTCTCTGGACTTTCTCGATACCACTTCGAGTGAGTATCGTATAATGAGCGTGTTTAAAAGTATCTTCTTTTTCTAGTCCGAACTTTTTATAGAGGGTGTTCAACCTCTCTCTGTTAGTAGCCATGCCACTCCTTTTTATAGTTAAAATTTAGGTAGAAATTCCTCACCATTCTTAAACATTTTTCTAAGTTTTAACAACTTATCAAAATATACAAGGGCATCATTATCTCTATCCTCAAAAATAGCCTCGTAATAATCATCCTCTAACGATGTAATCAGTTTGTAAATACATTCTAATCTTTCATCAGATTCAATGATCATACTAAGCCTCCTTACTTACCAAACTGACCAATAAACTTCCAGAGATTAGAATAAAAAGCCTCTGGATAATCATCCTTAAATCTGATCTTATCTTCTTTAGTCATAACAGTGCCATCCCAATACTTACCACTACGAACAGTAGCAGTATCTAAGTCTGGATATTCACCTAATGAATAATAAAAAGTTAAAGACTCTAAGTCTATTAATTCAAGTTCGTTGTACATTATCTCTGTCCTCCAAAAATACCCCTAAATGAATAGGTAAGTTTATTCTTAGCTACTTGTTTGCCTAAACCAACAATTGTGTCAAGATCGTCCATAACACCTGTTGTTGGCATCTCGTCTGGCGTTGGATAATTGTGTTCTTCCATCTCACCATCTTCCTGCTCTTGTAAATGTAAATCGCTCATTCTACCCATTACTTTTCTCCTTTATTATTAAGTTGATCCCAATTATTACAAGTAATAATTGCATTCTCAGTTGCCTCGATGACATCGTCAGATAAATCCCAGACATCGCCAGACATTTCAAATTGTTTGTAAATTTGTTTTGCTTGTTGAATAAAATCATACAAGACATTAATATTTTGCCTTTGGTATGGTTTATACAAGTAAAGATCACGAGCAAGATCATGCTCAAAGATTGAATAGACTTGCTCATTTCTATCATCTTGATCGTAACGAGCATTTAGTAAAGATTGATTATGTGACATAATTTTTCCTTTGGTTAGTTAATATTATACGCTTTAGGTATTAGATCTTACCATTAAAAAGCATAGCTAAGTATGTCTGATACAACGCTTACAGTAAAAGAATTGCCTAAACATCTGTACCTCTGACTATTTGATA